TGGTATATTAACCAAATATGAACCATCCCCGTCTATTACTTTTCCATCACTTGGGAGTTTATGTTCTTCCAATATTGGTAAACCCAATTCATCGGTAAATATTGTTTGTCTTAATGCTAATATTTGTCCAGGTCCTGCAATTAACTCACAAAGATTACCTGTATTATTTCTTGGTTTACAACTAACTCTCAATGCGTCATCGTCAGTTGTTGATACAACCGAACCCATAAAAACCGCAGTTGGGTTAATACTTACATTTGCTTCACTTGTTAAATCAAAATCAACTCTTGTAATACCTAATTGACAAACATCTGTGTCACCCCATAGTGGTGCGATATCTACAATTTTATTTAATGTTTTAACTTGTGGTAGTTCATTTAGATTTGTTGAGGTTTTGAACCTGCTTCCATCCACTTGTGTTTCTGTTGCTTGTCCTGCTTGAATTAAATCTTGGGGTGATAACGAAAAACATCCAATATCTGATAAATCCACATCTAAAAAAATTGTTTGACTACCAAGAGGAACACCAAATATCATGTAGTCACCACTCTCGTTAGTTTTAACAGTAAATTTATAATACTTATCATACACTTCAATGTATGACTGATCCAATAATGTTTCTTGTCTATCGGGGAATGTTCCTGTCGCTAAATGCCCATCATAGGATGGATTTTTAGGTAGTAAATTATAACGATATCCATCTTCATTTACTTCAGATAAACTTGTATATGGGTACAACTCACTTATAACAGGATTGTCAACATCAGCATCTTCTAAAGGTATAAAAACAGAAACTTTTGCGTTTGGTAAACCAAACCCGCCATTCACAAAAACTCTACCAACAACAACACCATAATCGGAACATTGTCTGTTATATATGTCACTTTGTAATATCTTAAGTGAAAGTATGTTTAGGTGATCAAAATCTTGTTCTAAATTTAATTTAATACTTTTGTCTACACCTACTTGTGTCCTTATTCTATATGATTTTGGCATTAAGTTCTCTTTTCTTCATAAATAGTTTATTTCCTATTTTAGAAAAATAATCTCATTCCTAAAAAAGTAAAAATAAAAAACCCACCGAGTGGGTGGGTTTAAAATATTCTTTATTATAAAACTACATATCTTCGTCAGAAAACCTTTCTTTATATTCTTCTAAAGCATAAATCAAATCATCTATTTTATCAATTTCACAATATGCTTCAATACGTGGACGACTTCTACTACCTTTTAATAATATAGCATATCCATCACCACCACCACCTCCACTTGGCATATCATTGTCATATAAACCTTCGTTTATAACCTTTCTTGCAATACGAGACAAATCTCTTTCTGTAATTCTATTGTTTCCTCTCATCTTATTTTTTTATAATAAATATTATTTAATTAAGAAAAGTTTACACCTTTCAAGTTAAGCACTCTAACATTAATATCTTTATTTGGGAAACGTATTTGATACATTTGTGTTGGTTCCGCAAAAATAGTATCTGCAATTAGTTCTATTTGTTTGGTTGATGCATCAGAATATCTTTGTGACGTTTGTGAGGATGAGTACTGTCCTCCCACTTTATTGAAAAATGCGATATCAGATATACTTATTACTCCCTCAATATTTTGTATCTGTCTTCTGATTTCAGACACAAAAACATCACTTCCCATTTGTCTATTAAGTGGTGAAAAGTATTGTGTAATTATATCAATAACTTGTGTAACAATTGAACCTTGATTTTGACTTGCATCTAAAACTACGTCTAAATCAACTGCCAAATCAATTACATTAGCACTTTCAATTGAAATATAGTCATTTATCATTCTATAGTTTGATAAATAATTAGCAATGTTTTGTTTAAGTGTATTTGATGTTATTTCTGTTAATTTACCATCATCGTCGTATGATAGTAATTTTATTTTAATTTTATTATTTTCTTCTGTTATTGATACTTTAGCGGGGGCACCAAACTGTGAAGGCATTGTCCTTATTACTGATTCATAGTCATTAATTGTTACAGCTCTATTCTGTGCAGAAAAATTATAACCAACCATTTGTCTTACTTCTTCCGTAGATGGATTGTCAGCACCTCCAATTGCCGCTGTTACATTATTACATCTCAAAGAGTTGATAACACTTCTGTTTGTGTTTTCAGAAGGCCCGTTAACTGAAAATGTAACACTACCAACTTGGTTAATTACATTAACCCCTAAATTGGTACCACTACCACCACCAACTCTATATTGAACAAACATTGTAGTATTAGCTTGTAATGCACTACCTAAAGCAAGGTTATTTGAGTATTTAGATAAATCAAAAGATAAACCACTTCTTGCAAATTCTCTTAACTGATCTTCAGCAGATGTATTACCACCACCAAAAGTCATCTTGAAGAATCCTTCGGGTGTATATTCTGTTATAAACTTACTAGAGGTTGTTACATATTTACCTACTTTAATTCCTGGTGAATCAGAAACTTTAGTCGGATCTTCAATAAAAACTCTATCTTCAATTAATGCCTTAACTTCATACCATCTATTGTTTTGTGATAAAAATTCTTGGGGTTGTGGTATTGTAGCGTATTGTGTACCCTCTTTAATCAATACACTTGTTACACCTAAAACATTTTTTTCAGGTAAAAATAATTCAAAGAATGGACGTACATCATTTGCAGTTACCACTCTTTTGAACACTTTTGTTACACCATTAACAATTACTTCTCTTTTTGTGATGGTATAATTTAATAGATTTCCGCTTGCATCAAAATTTGGTACTTTTAACCTATTTGGAAAACCTTCAGCGTTTATAGCTGACGCAAAATTTATGTCATTTACAATTTCAAATATTTGTCCTGCGCCATTTACTTGTGAACCTCTTCTTAAAATTCCACAATATCTTAAATCTTCACTATCACCAAATGCAGGTACTGTTATTGAAAAGTCGCAAAGTGCCACAGATGGGCGTTGTCCTGGTACCTTTAAACCATATGTTCTTGCTATATTAAATACTGATGATCTTTGTTGTGCATACTGTAATACAGTTTCTTGGATACTTCTATCAATATGGAAATGTAGGTTATCAGTAACACCAGCATTTAAGTCCAAAAAAACAGAGAAGATTCCCGCATCATTGAAGTTCTGTACTAACTCTGGATAATACTGCCTTGTATAATTAATAAGTTCGGTTCTTATCCCTTGGAAATCTCTTGTTGTATATGATATTTTTTTCTCTGCCATACTATTAAATATTAATAATCACAAAATCACTTGACTGAAATGCGGCTGCGTTTATTTTGTAATCCACCCTAACTTTAGCAGTATATTCTTTTTGGGCTAAACCAGGTACCCTATATTCTCTTTGTCCTTCTGAATTAATATACGTCGCACCAGCATCTTCCAAATCATCTGTTGCGGGTGTTATTGATATGTTAGTAATTAATAAACCAGGTATAAATTGTGCAACACTTTGTCTTATTTCACTTTCTATATCACTAAATGTTGGTCCATCAAATGGTTCAAATATGTACTCATAGAGTCTTGTTCCAAAATCAGGTAAAAAATATCTAGTACCTTTTCTTGTTAATAACAGATGTATTAAATTACTTCTTACTTCATCATCTGATGTTTCTGTAGTTCCCAAATATTTACCCAAATATGATTGTTCAAAAGGGAAAGTAACTCCGTATGTTGTTCCATATGCCATATCAAATAAATATAATGTTGGTAATTTTTAATTAAATAGGGTAAAATAAAAAATCCCTACTTTCGTAGGGACTTTTTCAAATTTGTATTTCCTCTTTCGTATAAAGGTTCGTAGGGACAATGTTTGCAACTTGAACCGCAACACTTACCTCTTTTTATGTGAAAGGATTCAGTCATAACAATATTACCATTTTTATCTTTGTAAAAATCAGGTTCAGGAGATTTTTTTGTTGTCTCCTGAACATATAATTGTTGTACCCAATCTTTAGATGGATTAACTGTCATAACTCACACAATTTCACATCCAGACGCACCGCAAGCCACTTCACCGCGAAGGTCGGTATTATCTTGTAACTCAATTACTTTTGTTAAGTCAACATCTTTCAAAGTTGAAAGTAATCTCTCAAAATCTTCTTGAGTACAATCTTCAAAAGGGGCTTGTGTGTATGTTCCACCATTGTATGGTAAAACTGATAGTCCGTTATAGAATTTTCTGTTTTTCCACATCCAATCACCAACAAATTCCCACTCATCTTCTTTAATTGAAACTGTTGCTGAAACGTTGTGTGTGTTTTGTCCACTTCTGTGTCCAGGACGAATCCATTCTTGTGATACTTTTTTTACACGTTCCAACATTTGGAATACTGATTCGTGACGAAGAATTGAACCTTCAGGTGACTTTTGTGGTATTGTAATTACCGCGGTGTCGTGTGGACGGAAAAATTCATCTTCAACAAGTTCAGGGTGATTGATTGCAAGATAAGTATAAATTGCTTCATTCTTTCCAACACGAATCCTTCTTAAATAATAGTCATTATGCCAAGCGTGAATCCCTGATGAGGTTCCCAATACAAGTGACGATGTACCTGATGGTTTTACAGTTGTTGTTCTTGCCGCTTTGTTGATTCCAATAAGTCCTGCAACTCTTTCGTTTTCTTCTTTAACCGCTTGAGCCGCCGCTTTCATATCATAACCCAATACAACACCTGAACCAATACCAGTCATACCTACACCAATAAGTGCGTCTTTTTCTGTTGTTCGTTTCCAAACATCACGAAGATAGTGGAAATCAGTATATCCTGCTTGTAATGTTCCAATAAATGCGGCGCCTTTAACTCTTGCTTCAAAATCTTCTTGGGATTCAATATCGGATGCATTTACCTCACAAAGGTTACAGAATTGGTAAGGACGAAGTGCGATTTCACAACAAGGATTTGTTCCCCAATCTTTATCATTAGAAAGATAGATTCCTGGTTCACCTGCTCCTGATAATTCAATTCTTTTCCACAAATCCATAAAATAATCTTGTGTTACTTTGTGACGAAGAAGAACAGCCGAATTGTTTGCTCTACCTCTTTGTGGATTGTGTTCCCACCAACTTCCTGACTTACAAGAAATCATTTCATCATCATCAGCGGAGAACAATGAGATAAGTGCGGCTCTACGAATACCACCAGCAAGAACTGCATCTGCTATATGACAAGTAATGTCGTGTGCTTCAATTGGTGTTAATTTTTCACCATCTTCTTTGTTTTCCAATACCTTTGTAATATTGTGAATACAATCTTTAAGTGGTTGAGGACCTGGTGCTTTTCCTCCTGATGTTACAAGAAGAGCTCCTTTCTGACGAATATCAGAGAAATCAAATACTGGTGTTGAAGATTTAGAACCCATATATGATTCTACCAATACTTTAATTGCGTCTGCCCAACCTTCAATTGAATCCCCGATGAGGTATCTTCTTGTTCTGTTTGGGTTTGGTTTTTTGATTTCAGGTAGTTTATCTACGTGGTGTTTTTGAACTGAAAACCCTACACCAGTTCCTCCCAATAATAGGAACATTGTTTCAGAAAACGCATCTGTGTGGTCAATTGGCAAATATGCACAATTATATACTCTGTTTGGTGAAATCTCAATTGGTTTTCCACCAAACTGTAGGGATCTCATTGATGGTAAGATTTTCTTATCATATACCATCTTATAAACCTCCTCAATTTCATTTTTAATGTTTGGGTATTTTCTTTGGTGCATTTCTTTG